GCGGATGCGCTGCAGGACGTGCTCTACCCGGACGACCGCGCCATCGACGCTTTCGGCGGGCGGAGGATTCGGTGACCTGCCCACACTGCCGGCTGCACTGGATCGACTGCCCCCACCCCGAGGCTTGTGCGCTGTGCAGCTGCGACTACTGCGAGGGGCGGCGCCAGCGCCGGCTACTGCTGAGCCGCGGCGCGGCTGGCAGCGATGGCGGCCTCGACGCGAGACGGCGAGACCCGCAGAGCCGCAGCGAGTGCCAGCAGCGTGGCGCGGCGGGGGCGATCGACACGGCCGGCCAGCAGGTCAGCCAGGGCGCGGGCGCTGATCCCGGCCCGGTCGGCGAAGTCGTTGTTGCTGGCGCCGACGCGGCGAGCCAGGAGCAGTTCGCGGAAGGTCTCGGCAGTCATGCCCCACACGATAGGCAGAACTGCGCGAAGTTTCCATATGCTGCACTTGACATCGTGTGCAGTTCTGCCTACAACTGCGCGAGTAACGACCCGGCCGCCGCCGCGCTTGGCAGTTCGATGGCGACCGGGTCAGAGCCAACCCCGAGGAGTCAGCAGATGGAAGCTACCGTTCCGTTCCGTCCCGAGCAATCGACCGATCTGCTGGGAGAGTCGATCGCGCCGGTCCTGTCCGAGTTCGAGCAGCGCCGGGCGCAGCGAGAGGCCGCCCGCGCCGCCGAGATGGTGCGCGATCTGACGCACCTGAGCATCGACGAGCAGCAGGAGTCGCTTGCCGTCGTGGTCACGTTCGGCGCCGGCCCGATCGTCCACTGGCAGGGCTGCTGCCTGGAGCTGTCGGAGGACGGCGACGAGGAGATCGTCGCGGTCGGCGTGGGCGACGGAGGCGAGTTCCTGGCCCGCTACGGGGCTCCGGTCACGCACGCTCGTGCGGAGGAGATCGCGCGAGCTGCTGACCAGACCCGCTGCAGGAGCCTGATCGTGGCATGTGGCCGGGCGCAGGAGGAGTGGAACCGGCAGGAGTTCGGCGACCGTTGTGACCGGGAGGCCTACTGATGGCCGTTTCCCCGAGTGTCCTGGTGATGCAGGCGCAGCACGCGATCGAGCTGGTGCGGCAACTGGAGCTCGACATTGCTGCAGTGCCTCGCGGCCGCGCCACGGTGCACCTGGAAATCGCCGAGCATCTGACGCTCGCCGCGGCGGTGCTGCTGGAGCGAGCGGTGGGCCATCTGCGTTGCGCCGTGCACGAGACGCCTGTGGCGCCGTGCGTGCTGCACGGCACCGGAACCCGCAAGTGCGTCGAGATCCTGGCGCGTGGGGAGGTGCAGCGATGAGCGCGACAGCCCTCCCCGAGATCGACCGGACCAAGACCATCGGCGGCAGCGACGTTGCTGCCATCCTGGGCATCAGCCCGTTCCGCACGCGCTTGGACGTGTGGCGCGAGAAGCTGCTTGGCCAGCGCGACGCAATCGACACGCCAGGCACCCGCGCCGGCACGAGGTTCGAGCCGCACGTTCTGGCGGCCTACGCCGCGCAGCTGCCGGCCGGTTCGGTCGTCGAGAAGCCCGAGCCCACCATCCGCGGCCACCTGCGAGCATCGCCCGACGGCATTGCCACGGTGGGCGGCTGGCGGCGATTGGTCGAGGTCAAGACGACCGTGTTCGCGCAGGACTGGGGAGCCGCCGATTCCGACGAGGTGCCACTGCACTACGCCGTGCAGGGCATGTGGTACATGGAGCTGCTCGAGCTCGAGGAAGCGGACTTCCCGGTGCTGCTGTGGCCGTACGAGATGCGCGACCTGCTGGGGCTCTCTCCGGCGGAGGTTGTTGCCGCTTGCGAGCTGCGCACGCTGCACCTGTCCTACTCGCCCTCGATGGCTCGCATGCTGCGCGAGCGCACCCAGGAGTTCTGGGAGCGCCACGTGCTCGCTGAGACGCCGCCGCCGGCGGTGGACCTGGAGGACGCCAAGCGCCTGGTGTGGACCGTGCGCGGCAAGGCGCTGCCGGCGGATGAGGAGCTGATCCGGCTCGTGATGCAGCGAGACGAGCTGAAGGCTGCTGCCAAGCAGCTTGAGCAGCAGATCGAAGCCAACGAGTTCGCCTTGCGCCAGCGCGTCGGCGACGCCGAGGCCGTTGTTCACCCGACCACCAGGCAGCCGCTCGTCACGCTGAACGTGACCGAGCGCGCCGCCTACGTCGCCAACGTGAAGGCGACGAGCTTTCGAACCATCCGCACGACCAAGCACTGGAAGGAGATGCAGAAGTGACTGAGACCGCCATCGTGCCTGCCGCCAACAAGCCGCAGGCTCTCGCCACCCGTCCGAAGGCCGACATGCTTCAGTTCGCCACGATCGCCGAAGTGATGCGATTCGCCGAGCTGATCCAGCGCGCCGAGGGAGCCATCCCGAAGCACTGCCTCAACAACCCTGGGAAGATCCTCGCCACCGTCATGGCCGGCCACGAGCTGGGCGTCGGGCCGATGGCGTCCCTGCGCGCCTTCCACGTCGTCGAGGGCAAGCCGACCGCCGACTACTCGTTCTGGGTGGCCCGCCTCAAGGCGGCCGGCTACCGCGTCGAGTGGCCAGAGCGCAGCATGGAGCGCGTCACGCTCAAGCTGACCGCGCCCGACGGCAGCAGCGCCATCGAGACGTGGGACAAGGCGCGGGCGATCACGGCCGGCCTGTGGGGCCGCAACGGACCGTGGAAGAACCACCCGCAGACGATGCTTTCCGCCCGCTGCGTCACGAGCCTGGGCCGTGCGTTTGCCGGCGAGGTCATGTTCGGCTGCTACGAGCACGACGAAGCCGAGGAGATCATCAAGGAGGCGACGCTCGTGGAAGCCGAGGGCGGGGCGCCGAAGGCTGGCAGCGTCGTGGAGAGGGTGGCGGCGGTCGTCGGCACCGCCGTGGACGCCGAGGCCAAGGCGATCGAGTCGCGAGCCAAGGAGTGCGCGGACATGGCGAAGGCGCTCGGCCTGAGCCGTGACGACGTGTTCGGCCTGATGGAAGAACTGCACATTCCGAAGGCGCGAATCAGCGAGCTGTCGCGGGCGCAGCTGGACCTGCTTGCGGAGCGGCTGGATGCGGAAGCGAGCCGCCGCACGACGGGCGCCGAAGCGGAGCGCGAGCCGGGGAGCGATGACGCATGAGCGCCGAGCCCATGCTGCCGACGGTCGTCATAAGCGATGACCGTCTTGTGTGCCCTGGATGCGAGAGCAGACAAAGCTTTCTGCACCATCAAGAGGTCCGGATCTTCGACCGCACTGGCGGGGAAGACTCCGACGGCGTCTGTATGAACTACCGCGGGCATGCCGACATGCAGGTTCGGCCCGTTGGCAGCGCGGCCATGCCGGGCCGCAGGCACTCGATCGAGATCGACCTATCCTGCGAGCAGTGTGGCGGCAACGAAACGAAGCCGTTTGCCACCCTTCGCATCATGCAGCACAAGGGCGCGACGCTGATGAAGTGGGTGAGGGTGGCGGAGGATCAGGGGGGCCATAGCGGGGGCCAATGAGGGCTAGGTGTCACGGCATGATCCAGATCCTTCTGTGGGTGCTTCTCCTGGCGGTCGCCGCGTGCGGGCAGACCGTGCGGATCGCCAACGCCGCCGGCAACCCGGTGGCCGGCTGGGTGCGGGTGACGGTCGACGTGCCGCCGCTGCATGCCTCGGGCTCGGTGGGCGACGTCCGCTACGTGGTCGGGCAGCGGACGGGGCTGGATACCTGGGCGGTGGACGTCCGGGGCGTGTGGCAGCCCGGCGCCACGGCGACGGTGGACCTTCGCCAGGCCGTGCCCGGCTCCTGGACCACGCAGCCGCTCCCCGCTGACCTGCTGGGGCACTTCGGCGGCCCGGCCACCATCGGGGGCGCCCCCCTGGAGATCGTGGCGCTGGCGGCCGACGGGGCGGGCTACCGTGCCCATCTGCGGGGTCGCTTCGGCAAGGCGATGCATGCCGACCTGTGGCTGCGCTGGTATCCCGACCAGCCGGCCGTCGCCTGGGGGGAAGTGCTGCTGACCTGCAGCAACCCGACCGTGCCGGACCTGACGGAGACCCCGGCGCCGCTGCCGCTGCGGTGGGGCGATGCGCTGGTGGTGCTGCCGGGCCGCGGTGTCGATGTCCCGGTGGTTGCCCCTGGCACGCGGTGGGCGGATGGGCAGGCGCGGGCGCTGCCGTTCGTGTGCGTGTGGCTCCGCCACCTGCGGACCGCGGCGGACTGGAACGCGGCGATCGCCTCGGCGCAGATGGCGGTGCACGGCGTCGGCATCCGGCAGTTGTGGCACGACGGCAACCCGCTGTTGCCGGCGGGGTTCGACGGGGCGGCTTGGGCGCGCACGCACTGGGACCGGCAGCAAGCCGACCTGCACACCTGGGCGGCGCCCGTGCTCGGGCCGGCCGCGGACAGCGGCGTGACGGGATCGCAGGAGGACCAGACCTTTCATCCGGGCGGCGAGGCGCTGGCGCATCCGCTGGCGGTGCTGCCGCGCTACCTGGCCGGCCTCGGCTTCGCCCGCCGGCCGAGCCACCATCTCGAGCTGGACGGCGCGATCGTCAGCCGCGAGCGGCGCCCGGCCCTGCGCATGTTCTACGGGCGCCCGTTCCGCGCGAC